CTACGTTGGGGTGTCACTTAGCGGTATCGGAGAGGTCGTCGCGGCAAGAGGGCAGTTTAACGCCCAGGAACTTCCTAGGTCTGCGGCAATATTCCAGCCAGTTGGCGATGAAAGGGTGGATAAATTGTCGGTCACGGCGTTCCCCCGCCCTATCGTTGTGTTTCCGTAGGGGTAATACAGACTGCAAGAATTGCTCGGGTTCACTAAACTCTGACCCAACGTGACCGCCAGATGCGTGGCGTCAACCCGAACACAGGATATCGCAGTCGCAATCGAGCCGGGATTTAGGATTGTGCCCCCGTCCATCACAGCGAATCCTGCCCCCACAGCCGCCTGCAGGGGTACGATCAGATCTGTCCCCGCATCATGTTGAATCGTCAGGATGATCAAGGATGGATTCTGCTCGTAAGCATGTATGATCGTCGGCCCCCCCACCGTGGGTACGCCACCAGGAATCGCGGTGAATATGTCAGTTCGACCAGCAGCAAGAATGGCGCGCGCCGCTACTGGGGCAGCTAGGCGCGCAAATCTCTGATTATCCAGCGCATCCCGGTGCGCGGCATCACCGCCCGTGGCGATGCCGGTCGCAGGATCCCATGAACTGTTGCGTGGATTGCTGTCGGTCGTCTGCGGATTGCCGATGAAGACATTCTGCGACGGGGAGGTGGACAGTGCCGCCACGACCTCTCGATGCATCTGCATGCCGTCATAGCCGCCGTAGGGGATGGCGTTCCACCAGATCAGCGGAATCACATTTGGCGCCTCGTTAAGCATGCCCCGCGATAGCGACAGAAAGCGTTCCGCGGCTGCCATGAAAGTGGCCTTCTCTGAGTAGGATCGGAGACTATCCGTTTCACTCCAAGGCCAAAGCAATGCGCAGACGTCGCCCTGATCCTCTTCTGGAAGCGCCCCTATCGCGGCCGCATCCGCCTCGCCATCCGCCCCAAGTTGCCAGCCAGCAGGAGAAGAGCCGTCACCCGGATCGTTTAGGAAGCTGCCCGGATATGTCCCGTCCACCGATAAATATATCCCATTTCCGCTCTCCATGGTGTAAGTGCTGGGGCTACCGGTCGTCGCCAAGAAATTATAGGCGAGAGCGCCAAGGTACCAGGCTATTCCTTGAACCAGGAGCGCAGCGGCACCATCGTTCAAACAATAGTTGATCGCATTGGATTGCCCGTTCACCACGATCATTATGCCGACGCGCTTACCTCGAACCCATCGAGTAGCGAATGCAAGCAGGTTCGATACGTCAGCATTGCTAATGGCTTCAGTCCAGACCGCGGCCTCATGCAGCCAACACTGAGCGCCTCCCTGGACCGTGGTATCGTGCAGAAGGACCATTGATCCCACCGCCAACCCCTGGGGAACCGGGGCTGCGGTCGCAACCTGTGTTGTATCGAGCCAAACATCGACACCAACGCCGAGCGTATAGCGCAGGACAATAGAGTGGGTGTGCCGACGCTCAAGCGCCGCCGTAAGAACCGTTTCGGAGGCACCTGGGAAAAGTACCAGTCGTGAACCGCCGCCGGAACTGTCCGCTTGCAATATCGGCGATGAACCTAAACTTATCAGGGTGATCGGGTTGTCGTCCCGACCTGAATTCTGCCGCCAATTGGGACGCGACCAGACGAGATACCAAGTCCAACTCGCGTTAGCCCCGTAGGTCAAGGTCGCGGCGATGAACCCGAGATCGGGGGTGAGCGCTGGTGCGAGGGTATTGATCCCTCCCGCAACCAGGCCAAGACCCCCTAATTGTCCATTAAGTCGCGGCGTGGCCGTCGGAAGGGGAGTCAACGTCTCGAACGAATAGGGCGTCAGCGGACAACCACCTTCGCAAGCATTTTGTAAGCTTCCGACAGCGGCGTTCCATCCCATGATCGGATTTCCATTCGGGTCGAGGAAAGCATAGACCGAACTTGCGTCCCACCAGGCCTGGACGTTGCCAATCGAGGTTGGGGGCGGGTTACCCGCTCCGGAGGGGGGAGGAGCCGAATATCCGCGCAAAGCCGTCCAGAGCGCCACTTGCCCGCTGCCAATTAGCATTGCTGAGTTTGGCGTAACCAAAGCAACGCTCATTAGGTCACCGCAAACTGTGTTGGGTAGACGGTCGGAAGACTACCGTCGATGCCCTCCACCCAGGCGTACCACGTCCCAGGCGTGGGGGGGGTGTTGACATAAGCCCCCCAAATATCGGTGATAACGAGCACAGCCAAGGTCCAACTAGCCGGGGGCACCGTGGCGGATGTCGAAAAACCGAACTGGACAGCGGCACTTGGTGGACTAACTTGTGCGTTGACGCCGATTGAGCCACTGCCGTGAACATAGCTGCCGGATGGCGTCAAATTCCAAGTGACCGCGGTCACCGAGGCTCCAACCGCATCAGTGCTCAGTGACATGATGGCGGAGGGGAGGCCCACCCCGGTGCCATTCGAAGCGGTAAGCTCGAAGTCGTAGCTGGTGCCGGGTGTTAGCGCGGTGACGCTCACGGATGTACTGGAAACGCTAGAAGCGTATGTCATCCAACTGGTCGTACCCGTCTCCCGGTAGCTGATCGTGTAGCCGATCGGTGCGGTGCCAATACCTGGTGCCAACCATGTGAGGGTAAGACTAGTAGTCGTCGGGGCCGAAGCACTAAGGCCGGTGACCTGACCGGGAACAACGCCACCTGCTGCTGTGGTGATTCCTGTTACCGTATTTGATGGCGTACCAGAGCCGGCTGGATTTGTCGCGAGAACAGAGAACTCATAGGCGGTAGATGCCTGTAAGTTCACTACGTTGTATGCTGTATCGATAACAGAATGGGTGGCCGTTGTCCAGGTGGACGACCCGACCACTTGGTACTGCACCAAGTAGCTCGTAACGGCGCCCCCAGAGGCCGGTGGGGCCCAACTCAAGGACGCTCCGGTACTCGACGTCCCAGTAACGGCGAGACCTGTAACAATGCTCGGTATCGTTTGATTGCCTTGCCCAGTACCACCTGACACGGAAGCATAAATAACACTTCCACCCGAATAGGTCACGCCATACAGCGCGCACGATGAACCCGCAGGCAGAACGGCAACCCCCGATGAACTGATGATGCCGGCCCCGAAGGTGACGCTGGCGTTGCTCAGATTGATAACGCTGCACGCGAACCCGGATCCCATGTTGGTAAATGCCGGGGTAACCGTGACAGGCTGGCTGCAGACAAGTATGCGACCATTGTGCACGGTATCATCAAGCGTCGTATTGGTGGCGACCTCTATGACCGGAGATTTGTAGCTCGGAAAATTGGAAATGATCCATGCCCAAATGGCGCCAAATGTTTGGCAAACCATCGTTTCGCTGCCCTGTGCGACCCAGGTCGTGTCGCTGTTAGATGCTGCTGCGGCGGGCTGCGCTTCGTTGATTGTCAATCCGTTTAGAAAGTTTTGATAGGTTATTGCGTCGGCAGTTCCACTTTGGCTGATACCAACCAAGTCACCGGCGGATATTGTCGTGACGACGGGTAGGCCAGCAATGTCGTACGATGCACCCACGCCGGCTGAGGACGTGGTGCTAGCTGTTGAGGAAATCGTTCCGGACGAGTTGATGGCAATGTTGCTGCCCGCGGCAAACAGACCCCGCAGGAGGGAAAGCTGTAGCAACATTGGCGCCCCGCCGGCGTTCAGAACCGCCTGATCAGACAGGTTCAAGACGGGCTGGCTCGGAAACCCGGCGTGATCAGCACCGGTTGCGGTCAGAACCCTGGACTGGAGATCGAGTCCAACGCCGACATTGATGGGCTCGGGGCCGCCTGGACCCAAGCTCTCCCGGCCGAGCAGGCAGCCGGTGGGAGCCAGGATCGCTGGCTGCATACCAGACAGCAAAGTCCCGATACTTATCGACTGCGTTGCCCCGTCGTGGCTAACGGGAACCTCATCCGCAGAATCAACTGCGGAGAGCGATGGTAATTGACCGATCGTCGGCATTGCTGTCTCTCAGGGTGATCGTTGTGCTGAACTTGTGTTTAGATCGCCTATGCGGCGACGGCTGTTCCACTCATCACCGAGATCCACTGACCACTGCCGTTCCCAACCGCCAAAACGCCGGAGCCGGCTCCGGCCGCTTCGCCTGTCTTTCGGCCGTTAGTGGCGTAGGCCAACGTTCCCGCAGAGGCCGCCGGCAAGGTCGCTACGGTATAACTTGGGAGACCGAGCGGACCTCCCACCACGGACAGACCGCCGGTGAACGAAGCACCACCTTTGGCGACCAGTGCTCCGCTGGCGACCGTTAGACCACCATTCATCGACACGGCGCCCAGGAAAGTGCTGGTGCCGCTGACAGATACCGGGCCGCCTAGGTTGACCACCCCAGCGAGATATGTCGAGCCACCGACGGTTAGATTGCTCCACGTATAAATTGAACCGGTCACCAGAAGGTTGCCTTGCAGGTGCGCCCCTCCCGACGTCCCGAGAGCAGCGCTATCCCAAAAAAGGCTGGTTCCGCTGGGATGATCTATTACAAGGCCACCGTCAGCGGTAATTGAGCTAGTGACGTGAAGGGCGCCGATCGCTGCGTCGAAGAAGACGCTTATCGCCCCTCCGTAGTCAAAGGCGATCTGTTGTCCGGTGGCCAGCCAAATAGTCCTGCTAGTGTTGGTAACGAGGTTTCCAACTGCCCCGTCAGCTACTGAAACCGGTGAAGATACCGTTACGGTACCGGACTGTAGACCCGCTCCATCGAAGCTGTAACCTGTCTGCGTGTAGGTATCGGATCCGATTCTCACAGGGGTGGTGTTGCTTGAGGAAACGGGATGCCCATACACGCCCGCTGAGGTGAAAGGCAACACATTGCTCACGTGGATGGTAGGTGACGGACTGGTCAAAGCGGTTATAATATTTGGCGGCGCGCCCGCGGTTCCATTTGCGAACGCGTTGCGCGTGTCAATGACGGCGATCGAGTAATTTCCCTGAAGATTAGCCATCCATTTGAATTGCGAGGTCGCTGTCGTTGTCGTCGTGATACCATAGGCCCATTCAAGTGGATATCCGCCCGACGCTAGGGTCTTCGCTTCTGTCAACACGAGTTGTATGCCGAAGCGGCCGTTGGCATCATCAGCATTGTTTGCAATCAGGTCAATTTCATTACCCGTTATAGTATTGGCGATCGAGGATGGCAGATTCGTATTATCAACAGTGGGCAACCAGAGTGCCCAAAGTTCTGCCATCTGTCGGCCAGCCGGCACGCCGCCGGGGGGAAGGTTTCGCGTGGGTGCCGATTGTATCGAAACATGTTGGGCGGCCACAGGAGATACGCCAAGCGGGCGCAGCGCAGTCGAGTTAAGATAACTGACTAAAGAATAGACCTCGGTTCCGGGACCATCGACTGCATTCCCGTTAGAGCCGAGCACGCTCCCTATAGTCGTCGTTAATAGGGTATTCGTATTTGACGATCCAGCCCCGCCGGCAAATGCGAGGGTCATAGCAGAGCTGACGACAGAGGCGTCGCCGATGGCGCTCTGAGCCCGAGCCGCCATCAACAACCCTGGCACGGCTGACCCGGTGTAGGACTGAGTCATCGTCAGGGGGCCGGACATCGCATCGCCGGCCTTCTGAACCCGTAAATCAACGTAGGACTTGGTTGCCGCCTGAAGGCTTGTTGTAGGAGCACTCGCGAGGGTCAATGCGCCAGACAACGTGCCGCCGGCCAGGGGCAACGCGGTCGCCACCTGACTGTCGACGTACTGCTTGGGGGCTGCCTGCAAGGCCGATGTCGGGGAGCCGGGCAAAGCAAGAAATCCACTGAGCGATCCCCCCGTCAGCGGGAGGCTCGTTGCTAGCTGGGCATCAACATATTGTTTCGGTGCTGCCTGCAAGGCACCAGACGGGTTGCCAGGCAACGACACTGCCCCAGTTAGTGTTCCCCCGGACAGAGGAAGGGCTGTGGCTACCTGATTGTCGACGTATTGCTTCGGTGCCGCCTGCAAGGCGCCCGAAGGATTGCCAGGCAACGACACCATACCGCTCAGCGTCCCTCCCGTCAGTGGTAGGGCCGTGGCTACTTGATTGTCGACGTATTGCTTCGGTGCCGCCTGGAGCACTCCAGATGGGTTGCCAACCAACGTCAGTGGACCGGTCAACGTATCGCCGGAGCGAAATAGGCGAGTGTCGACATACTCCTTCGTCGCTGCTTGTAATGCGGCTGACGGGTCGGCTGCCAGACTGAGTGGGCCGGTTAACGTGCCCCCGGTCAGAGGGACGGCTGTAGCAACTTGATTGTCGACGTATTGCTTCGGGGCCGCCTGGAGCGCACCAGATGGATTTCCAACTAACGTCAGTGGACCGGTCAACGTATCGCCGGAGCGAAACAGGCGGGTGTCGACATACTCCTTCGTCGCGGCCTGTAGTGCCGCCGACGGATCAGCGGCCAGACTGAGTGGTCCGGATAAAGTGCCACCGGTCTTCGGCAGTGTGCTTGCGGCGAAATCGGCCAACCTCTGCTGGACCGTGCTTCCGGTCGCCGTTACCAATAACTGAGAACCATTAACGCCCGCGACGCCCGATATACCACTCAAGAACTGGCCATACGTCACCGCTACGTTTGTGCCTGCCTGTCCAATTGGCACACTGTCTGTCGAGGCAGGAACCACCCCCGATGGCAATCTCGCTACAATGTAAGGGCTCGCGTTGGCGGTTAATGTCCCGAGAGCGAGGGTCAAATTGGAGCCGACGCTTACTTGTTGCGGGGCACCGCTACCGGTATTTGGGCCACCAACCAGCATGCCGCTGGCGACGGACAACTGCGGCTGAACTCCCGCAAGTACGAGCGCCCGAGTAATCGATCGCGTGATACCGCTCTGACTTACCAAAAACTCATCCGTGTCGGAAGCGGCGGTTGCCGGCGCCAATTGATTAATTGTGGGCATGCCTGAAAGCAACTCCAAACAAATCTGACAAATAACCCGCGTGTATTATCTAATACAAAGGATCGCAGAACGAATTTCTGGCAAATGGCTTCGCAAATAGCGTTGGCCACCGTCAGTTCTAAGTCAGAATAGGATTTCCATTCTGATCAGTAACCACCCCTCCTGCGTTGGTATCCAGTGAGTTTGCTGGTGCGTACGGGACAGACAAGTAAAGCACTGGAAGAAGGACGCTACGCTGAAGCGTTCGACCATTCATCGTTGCTACAATTATAGTGATCGTATAAGTTGTGCCGGATTGACCGGCGGTAAGCCAAAAGACACACCTTCTTCCGTCGGCGGTCATGCTGCTAACGGACAGATCACCTGCGTTACTCGGTGAAACAGACACATCAAGCGTGGCGATGGAATCGCCATCGTTCCCTACTAACGCCGGAGATATATCGACCTCATAATCGAGTACATCGCCGGGGTCCTTGGTTGGCCAATTCATAAATGGCAGCGCGACAGCGCTTGACCCTCGTGGCACGGAAACAAAACTATCAATAGTGATCGACCGCGCGGTACTTGGTTTCCAGAGGTGAGTCGCAGGTGTCGACATTGAAATCTCCTAAACCTTGTCCGCATGCAAGTGTCTGCGCGTCAAGGGGGTGCGCCGACTCAGTCCGGGGGCGCATCGGTTCGCGATCTCCACGATGGTGGCAATTTGTCCCTCCCGGGCCCAATTCGGTTGCCTTCGCAATCAAGCCTGGGCGTCGGACGTCGCAAGTATTTGGTCGGAGACCCTCACTCGTTCTCATGTAGGTCTATGGATTTTGCTAGCGAAGTGCCGAGGCAGAATTCAGCCGATTCTACTTCATCCTTGTCAGACCTGCCTAACTTCATAGCGAAACACGCGACGACTTGATTGAGCTGTCCCTGACGGCTGGCCTGAGCACCGGCCGGCACGGAGAGGGAAGGCCCTTATGCCGCCGGACCGGGAACTGAAAAACGGGTGGCCACTACCACCTCACGACGACCAAGCCTGGCGCCCCGGCGGCCCCATTGTACGAGGTGGCGCTGTTGGCGCCAGTTCCAGCGCCGGCGGCGCCACCGCCGGGAAAGTTGCCTACCGCACCCGTCGTGCCGCTGTTCTGGGTTCCACCCATCGGAGCCGCCCCGCCCAAACCCCCTTGGTTCAGGATGCCTGCCTGCCCGGAAGATCCACCAATATTCACGTCGCCGCTCATGCCGGTACCTCCTGGCGTGGCGCCATTGCCCGGACTGCTAAGCGTTGCATAGGGGTTGAGACTGCCCCCCGTGGCGCTAGCGTAGGTGAAAAAACTCGATGTGCCTCCCCCGGTCGCGGCTGTCCCTGACGTAGTCCCGCCATTCCCACCCAAGCCCACGGTGACTCCAATTAGCTGCCCCGGCGATAGATTTGTAATGCGCTTTCGCGCGTATCCTCCACCCGCCCCCCCACCACTTGGTTGGCTGCCGATTGACGCGAACGAACCAGACCCCCCGCCCCAAAGCTCGACTTCAACCTGTGTGACACCGGGAGGCACCGTGAAGTTTGCCGAGGTCGTGAAGCTCTGCACGCCGGAGGCGAAGCCCGGCCGCAGTTGGGGGAGCTTCCAGGTCAGGAATGGGGCGGATGACGACAAGGAAACGTTGGATGCTAGAATTTGCGTCTGGCCATAGCTGACGGTGACGATATACAACCCGACCCAACCGGCATCCACGGGTGGTGTCTGTTGCTGCCCAGTTAGCGCGGGGGCACCTGCTTTAAGCTGTAACTGGACGCGCTGTATACGCATAGTATTCTGAGCGATACCAGAGTTAGCAGCCCCGCTATACGGCTGCGTCGGGTTTGCCGCATTATAATATGGCAAAACCAACGGATTGACGTCGCTTTCAAGAAAAGAAGCCTCAACCAGATAGTTGGCAGACTGTCCTGTTGTCGTGGGGGCCAACAAAGAAAACGTCGTAGACGCTACGTTAACGCCTATTTTTAGAAGCGGGTCGGTCGTGTCCGCCGGCAGGGAACCATAAGGTAAAGTGTCGATGGTCGTGAGCTGACTGAGGCTGCCCGGCCCGACCGTTATCGTTAGTGATGGAGGGGATGTTGGGTTACAAACAAGGCCATCGGCGATTGTGTTCTGCCCTAACACCGCCTGCGCCAGGTAACCCAATCCAATCATCGCATTCAGATTTGTGGACAATATATCAGTGTCGAGCGGAATGCTGCCGGGATAAACGATAATTCGGTCCATGAAACTCTCCGCAAATGTTCTAGTCGATGATCTGCGTCCAACCTATCGTCGCCGCAGGCAGAACGTCGCCGATGGCCGAATAGACATCGGTGTCGGTTATCTGGGCGTCTACCATAAGCAGTGACGCGTACTCGACCGCGCCGACTCCGTAACCACCACCGGCGCTACCCCATCCCGAAACCTGGCCTATCCCGCCACTATTTGGTCGATAGGCTGTTACGAAGAATTGAAACGGCAAGTTAAGGTTACCCCATCCACCGCAGGTGTTGTACGATAGCCCTCCTCCCAGTCCCTGGCTCGATGTGTAACCGCCGGTGTCGGTCGTGTTGGCCGGCTCGAATAGTCTCGGTTCACGTCCAGTGAGATCTTCCAGTACGGACGCTACCGCAGTCCGCGTGCCACGGATGCGGAACATCTCGAGAATAATTCGACTACGTAGGGCATCATCGCTCTCCGTGGGACGTCGCTTAAGTTGATTTCCAAAAAAATCCCAGGCTATGATGTCGAGCCAAATGTCACTTGCGCTGGCTATGCGGGCCTGGGACTTCACGTATTGCAGCATCGAGTAAATGAGCGCCCATGCCGCGCCCAGGCCGCCAAGCAGCGCGTCCCGAATTGGAGCGTTATCTGGGAACCAGCTCCTGGGTAGTACGGCGTTAAGTCGATCCTTGAAGTCGCCCTGGTCACCAATCATGTCAGTTTACCAACACGCTGCCGGCCTTGATAATACCCATGCTACCGGGGACAATATCGGCCACACCACCGTTGACCTGTATTAGTGTAACATTGATGACTGCACTATCGGCATCATAGGCGACTTGTGCCAAGCGAGTGATTGGCAACACCTCTCCGACTGTCAATGAATTGATGTAGCTTGTGATGGATGAGGCGACGGCCAGGATCACATTGGCGCTTGATGTAGCTGAGGCCAGGGCTATTGCCATAGTCACGTTAGCCAGCGTAACGGTTGGGGGCTGCACCGAGAATACTGAGCCGATAGGCCGAACTGAATCGACGCTGGAATAGACAGTGGAAAGGAGTGAAGAAGGTGGATATCCGGACCCGTCATCTACCGTGATGACAAAGCTTCCCATGCGGCCTAAGCCGCTCGTGTCCACATTTTCAGCGATTACAAAATCCAAACCCTGTTGGATACTGCTGATTGCATATCCGACGGCCTCGAGTGTCGCCCGCGATAGACTCTGCAGATAGTTTTGGAACCTGTCGCGGAAAGCGGCATCCCCCTCAGCGTCCAAACCGTTCCGTGTCGCCGCCAAGTTAGTGACGAGGTCAACGCCCGGCATGGCGGTTGCTATCACCGAAATCGTGTTCGCAAGTACGTTGCCCGCACCTCCGGCCGTCTGCGCTACTATCGGAACGGAAATGCTGCCAACACCTGGATTCATGCAGTATCCATCAAGGTCTGCACTCCACACGGAGTTGGTTGCATCGGAGGTTATGGCAAACGTCAGCGTGCCGTCGCTGGTCCGAACTAGAACCCCCACTGGCACGAGCGAGGTTGACGTCGCGGTATAGCGCGAAAACGTCACTGCACCAACCGCTGGTACGGCAGGCAGGCGCGCCAACGACATGTCTGCCATCCAGCTGTCGAGATCGCTACCGATGCTGGTTGCGGCCCTGGTCATCTGCAGCACCTGCAGGATCAACCATTGCATCCAAAGTGCCACAGATGCATTGGCCTCCAGAACCGCACGCATTACCGAGCCGACCGTAAGATCTAATAATTGGGTGGCCGCGGACTGAACTGCGGCGGCCATATTCTGCACGAGGGTAGTAAACGTTTGAAGCGAGAGCTGCATGATCAAGCGCTCACGGAGAATGTAAGCATTTGCGTGTCGCCCGTTGACGAATCAGTATATTGAATATTAACGTAAACCGTTGATAAAGCGCCTGCCGGATTTATCTGTACGTCGATAAGAGGTTCTGGTGTTCTTGCTACAACGGCTTCCTTGAATATTTGGCTTCGTATTGTTGCGCTGATTAAAGACTGGTTAGCCGGTGCGCCAACGAAACGTGCCAAACCAGCGCCATAGTCTATATGCCAAATATAGTCGCCAGGATTAGTCAGCAACCTCCTTAACACTCTTTGCTGGCCCAAGACCGCTCCAACTGCGAGCGCAAGATCGCCTGTCGCGCTGGTGGCTAGATCAGCTTCCCACACTTGGTATAGGTCGTTCATGCTGGTCAGTCCTGCCCGCTGGGAAGCGACGTCGTGCCACCACGTGAATCGATATGAGTGTGCCCATCATAGTGGCTGCGGAGGCCAGAAAGCGCGCCGTGGCTGTCGTAGACATCTCCATTCACGTGGAGGTCGCCATTCAAACGTATGGTTCCGTCATTCTGGAGCTTGATGAAGCTACCAGAGCTGTGTACTAGCCAGAATTCCCCCACGGGTGCAGCAGGTGGCAATTGCACAGTACTAAATGCCGCACCGATAATAACACCATGGTCAGCGTTACCTTCCTGGGCTAATACCATGACTTGATCTCCGGGTGAAGGCGGACACATGAGACCCCACCCAGGGCCTACCCACGGAGACAAAATCGGTAACCAACCACTCAAAACGCCTTCAGGTTGTAGCGTCACCCGTGCACAGGCAGAACTAGCATCTACCGAAGCCACGACGCCAAATCGCGGTTGTCCGGTTCCGCAATCCAAGGCCTCAGCATGCGCCTTGATGATATTTAGAAGGCGTTCCATCAATTAGGCCTTGGTTGCATCAGCAGCGGTCTGACCGCTTGACAATGACTGAGGACTGCTGCCTTTTGCCCTGATCCTTTGCGTAAAGCCCTCACTTAGGCTGAGTCGGCTTTCAACAAGATCGATGGAGTACGTTTGGTCAAATTCAGTGCCGGTGCCCGTCACGATCAACTGCCCTGGCGGCGCCAACGAGAGGTCGCCCGGCACGGTGAGATCGACAACTCGTTCGTGCATGGTAAGGTCATCCAGCTTTTGGCGTGCGAATTTCAGGGCTTGGTCCCCGGTTAGGTTGGGGCGGACAAATAAGTATTGCTTGTTGGTCGAAGATCGACCCGAGTTGGAACTCACGGCGCCTGAATTGGTCACCGTTTGTATGGACGCGGTACTCTGCCGGGAGTTCCAACTCTTGATAGTTACGGTGATATCTTGTGCCAGCGGTAGGCGTCGTTCCAACGTCATTTCGATGCAGTCGGTCGGTGCGACTATGTATGGAGTTGCGGTTGTATTGCTTGATGGGCGAAAGTTCAGGACCGTGCCGGTCACCGTTACGTCGAAGCCTTCCTGAAGAGCAAGGAAAACCAGCAGATCCCATTCTGTGGTCGATCTACTGTATTGTCCGAGTGTTATACGATCATGTTCATCCTGATAATATCTACCCACCGGCGTAGTGGTTTGTACGACATTAGGGGTTAAACCATGTCGATTTGCAAGCAACGAAGCGATCTCGCTTGAGGTACGATTAGAAAATGTCTCCTCTGTACGGGTCTCGATCAATCGTGTCGATAGATCTCGACCTGCGATATGGACCAATCCCTGAGTGGCATTTAGCGCCACCGTATCAACGGTGCCGGCAAATAAATTAACAAAGGATATGCCATCTAGAGTAAATAGTACCTGGATCGCTATGTTGGTTTCCGAGGCCCAGAAAGCATTATTGCAGGGCGAGTCAAAAAAAACGGACGCAAAGGTTGCAGAAAATGTGTTGGCAGAGAAATGGCTGTTAGAAGCAACTTCGATGCTCATCAGTCCTGGAATAACCGTCCCATTTGCTGTAACCTGTGCCGAAGGAGACCGTTGCGAGTCCCGATAGTTATTGAGGGGCAACTCCACCTCCCGCCGATCTATCGACGGTGGGGATCATTAGACTGACGACGCCAAGCAACATCGGGTCCGATATTCCGTTGAGCTGTGCAATCCGAATCCATTGCGTGGCATCGGAGAGCTCAGCAGCCGCGATTCGAAACAGATTTCCACCGGCTACAATCTTCGTTATCACCGTTAGGTACTCGCATTTGTTAGATTCTTGGTGGCACGACCGATATAGAATTGGGCATTCGTCAAATAACTTATCTGTCGAGCCGACGACACCAGGGTATTAATAGAGTTAACAACCTCAGACATACTACCTTCAACAGGCCAGGAAGCGGCTCCAAGAGTGGACTCGGCTAGAGAAATACCGGCTGCGACGGCGACACCAGAACTCGCCAATGCAACGAGTGTCGAGGAATGCGAAGCTGACCCTCTTACCGCCGCGTCGGGCGCTCCGATCGCGCCCTGTGTACTCGACAAGTCAATCTCAACATCCAAAGCGAAGGTGCACGCAGTTGCGAAGTCAGTCACCGTACTATTCGTAAGCGATATAACCGGATCTAAAGCACTGCTAGCCTCATCCATCACGACTGTACAGGTTATCCGATAAGGTATCCACCACCCTGAACGATAATCTGCCTCAAACTTCTTTATGATGACCGTATAAAAGAATACATCCCAGGTGAGGGTCATAGGAAGACCTGATACGCGCATCTGATCAACAGCGCGAGCGCGAAGAGTTGCTGTGTCTCCAGAAAAGACACCTGAAAACTTAATGTCGGACTCCTCCCGCCCCAGCGCGTCGATGATTCGAGTGCCACCGAGCAGGCGGTGAATTGCCAGACGCTGGTCACCCCCAATATTAATCGTGGCCGGAACCTCAAAGTCCTGAAAGGCGATCTGGCCAAGCAGAAGAGCGACGTTCGACATTGGACTAATGCTTCCATTAGGCGCTTATTGGTGCACCTGGCCACGTGGGAGTCATGCGAGAATCGAATCCGGTCGCTGCTGCTCGTGGCATACCTGCTGCCTTGACAAGGCGGTCGGTGACCCAACGTCCGAGTTTGGAACCATCGATCAAAATATCACCCTGCAGTCGAAGTGATTGCGACTCAGTTTGCGAGACCGCTTCTGAAGGCGACGTCACCTCGGTATCCGAACGATGAGTCTCGACGGTTAGGTCTCGATCAGGGGCGGTGGAGTTTGATGAGGACGCCGCCTGTGTCGATTCAGGCCAAAGCGATGAGCCGAATCTTTGGGGGCGACCTTCAGGCAAGAACGCGGGCGTGCTTGAGGTACCGGATGGAGGCTGGGGAGTCTCAGCATCGATCAAAATAGGGTCGCCTGGAGTGGCCATAGTCGGAAGTACAGAGAAGCCACCTCTCAGTCTGTCATCTAAAATAGCAGGGGGTGTCCCAAGAGGGTCTCGCGTCACATAGCTGCTTGGATTGACAGCAGCGCGATAGATAACTTCGCCCGCCTCATGGCTCCTATTAGACGGGGGATCCGAGCCACTGTTCAGAAACGATTCATCACTAGACGATTTAGTAAGATTATGACTTGATCCGTATGAAGAGAGATTCTCGGTTGATCGACTGTCCCGCGTGGACAGCATGTCAATGTACAGCTTCGTCGGCTTATCCAGGCTCGGTGGGTTCCAGCCACGTTGGGCGGGATGATCCCACGATGAGATCTCCGCAGGCGGCTTGGGTTTTCCGTCTTCACTGAACTCCGCGCGAGGCGGCTGATTCGCATCCGAGAATGCTGCACTCGGCCAATACCGCAGATCGGCGGCTACACGGGTCAGTTGGCTAAGTCGTATGGCACTGTTGTCAACTACTCCGTTCAAGGTACTAAGGTCGCGATGGATACTCGCTAGTCCTTCTGAGACCCCGTTATCCAGCACGAGAGCGATGCCAATAGTACACTCGTCAACCATGTTCGCTTCCATATATCCATTGCGTCCTCAGAGGTGGCTGAGTTGGTCTGAACAGCGTTTCGGTTCCGATAGATGGTTTCCCAACCAACTGTTTGCATTGAATGCCGTTATGGGGCATCGCGCAGGGAGGGCGTAGCCCGACCGTAGCGATGCCCCACAACAGCGGCGAATTTCATGCAGCCTCCGCCACTACCAGGCTGCGGAAGTGGACTTGATCCGGTGTCCTTCCGTCAAGGCTCGAATGTGGCCGCTTGCGGTTGTAGAAGGCCAGGTAAGCGCCGATCGAGCTGCGCGCCTCCGCGACGCTGTCATAGGCGCGCAGGTAGACCCCCTCGTATTTGACCGAGCGCCACCGCCGCTCGACGAACACGTTATCGCGCCAGGAACC